GTGTGTTCAAATGTTGCTTTAGCTGCTAGTGCTTGGTCAAAATAGATGTATGTATCTGCTCCCCCACCACCGTCATCGATCAATAATTTAAATGTTTCTGCTGCGTTTCCTGTTTCGCATATGGTTACACTTAGAACAGTATAGGTGTGTCCTGATGCAACTGTTAACAAAGCTTGAACCGATGCTGCGTTCCCTCTAAATGAGGCTAATTTTAGTAATTCGCTTGCCATGTATTTCTCCTAGAATCCAAATACCAACCTTAAGCCAGTGGTAGATTGGGAATGAATATAAGCCTTAATTGACTGTTGTGTTGATAAATGAGTTGCTGAATTGGATGCCATGTTGTCTTCATCTTTTATCGCTGTTCCTGAAACCCCAGTATTAAATATAGGGCTTGTTAATGTTTTATTGGTGAATGTTTCAGACCCAGTTAGAGTAGCAAAACCAGTAGAAGATAAGGCTGCTGTTGCCCATGCTGAACCATTGTAAACCTGTAGCGTTGTGGATGAAGTATTGTAGTAGAGATCACCTGCACCTAACGCATCACCGTCATTATCGGTACTAGGATTACTTGATTTTGCACCTAAATATACATCGTCAAACGTATCTGCGCTGGCTGCTGCTGCCACTGCACTTGCTGCTGCTTCATTAGCTTTAGTAGTTGCTGTTGCTGCTGATGCCGTTGCACTGGTTGCACTACTTGTGGCTGATGTTGCTTTTGTGGTTGCCGTTGAGGCTGATGATGTGGCTGAAGACGAACTTGCGCCAGCTTTTATACTGTAGTGTTTTGCTGAATATTCAGAAGTATCTACGGTGTCATCTTCTGCGTTGGTTGCCCATTCTTTAGCCGAACCTTTACCTGAAGCATCAGTTATGCCTGTACCACCTATAGCATAGGCTTTAGCAGAGTATTCACTACTTGCGACTGTACCGTCTGATTTAGTAGCCCAGTCTTCTGCAAGATTTTCTACCCAACTTAATTGACCTGATCCATTTGTTTTTAACAGATAATTAGCTGAACCATCTGCTTGAGGCCACTTTTGACCGTCTAGAATTATATCTCCAGTTCCATGTGGTGTAATTGTAACAGTACCATTGGTGTCTGTTGAGCTAATCGTGTTGCCGTTTATGTTTAGATTGTCTATATTTAGATTGTCTATCTTGCTTGATCCATCAACTACAATTGCTTTAGATGCAGTCAATGTTCCTGCTGCGACATCAACAAAATTTAGTTCAGAATGCGTAGAAGTAACAACACCAGAAATACTGGGGAAGTCAGTTAGCAACGCAGTTTTTACATTTCGTATATGATCGTCACCTTCGGATCTTGGGTCAGTCCCAACTGGGTTTGTAGCGTCAAGATCATCTAGGTGAAGTACAATTTCTAAGCCCATTTATTTCTCCTTACTGTAAGCCAACATCTATTACATAAGTACCGTTAGCAGCAGCAAAGGCTAACTTAATATCAACTTCGTCAATTGCTTCCACATCCATATAAAACCATCCAGTTGCACCATCCAAAGCAGTAAGATTACCAGAAGCTCCTAACATCGGTCTGATTGGACTTGTAAAACCCCCTGAAGTTGAAGCTATTGTTGCGTAAACCGTGTTAGCAGCGTGTGGTTTTGCGTAAACCACGAATTGGTCAAATGCTACTACTGAAGCAGTCACTAGACAGAACAATCTTTTATAATTTCTTGTTTGCACTTTCATAACACTGGTTAATACTTCATCCAATGTTGCAGAAGTAGCAGTTTCACTGTGAAAAGGGCCTACATTAGACATTATTTGTTTCTCCTATTTTATGCGGATAATGGCCCAGTTGTGAGTCCACCTTGACCGACTATGTACCAGTTACCATTTGTAAAAAGCAGATGCACACTGTCACCAGCGTCTGCAAAAGCTATATTTGTATAGCCACCACCATTTGTTGGGGTTAGTGTTCCTGTGCCCCCATCTACTTTAAGAATAACAAATAAATGCTGTCCTTCGACTCCATCGGCTAATGTTCCTGCATCGGTACTTGTCGTAGTCCATTCTACTATTGACCCAGTTATTGGGATAGCACCTGCACCACTCAAAGTAGCTGTTTCGGAAGTCATAAAAGCACCTTGGACATCAACCTTTCCGGTACCTTTTGGTATTAGATTTAAGCTAATATTAGTGTCGCTACCTTCAGCAGCTATAGCAGGGCCAGAAGCAGAATCCGCACTATGTACACCTATGTAGTTAACTGGAGTTGATGATTCAGTAAAAATAATATATTCATCCCCACCTGCGTCTTTAATCCCTTGCGTGGTATCAAGCATAATAGAACAAGCATCAAAATCAACATCACCCGTCCCATCTGGTGCAATTACTAAGTCACCATTGGTATTGGTTGTTGATATCGTGTTTCCATCAAGATCGATATTGTCCACGTTGAGTGTATTAAGTTTGCTTGAACTATCGACTACCAACCCTTTAGAGGCTGTTACAGTCCCTGCCGTTACTCCATACAATGCGTTTAATTCAGTATGTGTCGCACTCATAACTCCACTAATATTCGGGAAGTCTGTGGTTAGTGCTGTTTTTATATTCCTTATGTGGTCATCACCTTCACTAACAGGATCACCCACAACAGGATTTGCTGCGTTTAAATCGTCTATGTTTGTTACAGATTCTAATGCCATGATATCTCCCTAATCAGACCAAATTTCGTTAATGGTATTCCAGTTTTGTCTTATATTTAGCCAACTCATACCAAGGTCAACACTCCATTCAGTCCAGTTATCGTCCCAATTGTCTGAATTTGTATTCCAGTTATTGCTAATGGTATTCCAGTATTGTACTTGTGTTGATGGTGTCCATGTTGTGTTTGCCACTTAAATTCCTCCTACATCGCTTTTTACAGCTAATGCACCACCAGAATGTCTATCTTTTTGATCTGCTGCTTCTATTGCGTCAATTGCCTGATTAAAATAAAGACCCCACATCTTTGCTGACTCTGGGTTTTTGACAAAAGGTTCTGCTTCTAATAAAGCACCATAAAGTAAAACATCTGAATGATCTTCCAACAATTTGTTACTCGTTAAGCTGTCAGAAAGATGGCTAAATTTTTGGTAGAACACCATTTCTGCGGTATAGACCCCACCAGGCTTTGGCCCCAGTCTTATCTCATTTCCTATCAATGTATAATTTTTTGGCACCCCTATTGCCCCAGCGACTTCTGTTTCAAATCTTTCTGGAGTCAGGTAGTTTAAATCTTTAGGTGGGTTTGTTTTTAATGCAAAATGACGCATTTGTATGTAGTTGTCAGGTAAACCGTAATACTCCTGATTTGCTACAGTAGACATTTCTGCTCTATGTTCCATAGAACGTACCCTAATATGTCTGTTTATTCGGTCTTCTGCAAGACTTATAAAGTCAGGGATAGTGTCTGTTAAATCATCTCTGTCTAACCAAGAAGCAATAGAAGTTTTTAGTTTTGCGTATGAATCAATAGCCATTATAAGTTACAGTCTATAGTTCTGAAAATACGGTTATCTGGATCACCAAGCCACTTTCTAAAAGCAACTCTATCAAACCAAATACCATTATTCATTAATTGATCAACAACAACATTCGGAATAGAAGCAACTTTAGCAAATTCACCAAACTTACCACCGATACTATTTTTATCGATAGCGAATGCTTTCCGGTCTGCTCTGTTCTTTTTTATTATTTCTTCTATATCTTGGTATGTGGACATATGGACATCGCCAGTGTTTGTGTCAAACCAACCAGTGGTTTTAACCATATTATTGCCCCAGTCTTCACTTATCTTGATATCTGCCATCTGTATTAAACCTTAAAAAATGTGATGATACATAAAGCCAATTACAACAACTCCCCACATTACCCAGTTGTACTTATATGTAAATTCTTTCATGTGATCCTCCGTATAAAGGGGAGCTTTCGCCCCCCAATATTGGTTTAACCTTCTATTTTACAGAAGTGCCGTAAGTAAATCAGCTACTTTTGCGCTAGAGGCTTCATTGCGTGACTCAAGGGTATATTCCGATAAGAGCAATCTCTTTTCAGCGTCACCAGTCTTAGCAAGGTCATAAACCCTGAAAGGTCTTAAGTAAGCAATAGCCCACATATCTTTTTGAAGGATAGAGATAGTACGATCTCGACTAAACCGGGAAGGTACAACTTTTAACTCTCCAAAATCACTGACATAAACATCAGCAGCACCGATAATTGTTCCTGGGCCAGTCCCTGATTGCTCACGATACATTGTAGCAATACCACTGAATTGGCTTGAGATGTTCTGCTTATTAACAGGGCCACAAAGCATCATTTCAGGATCTCCACCAGAAGTCCAAGCCTGTTGAACAGCCGACTTAACCATTGCTTCAGTCAAATTACGCTGGGTTCCATCAGTTATAACAAAAGTAGAACCGTGAGTTGACCCAGTTTCGCTGACATTAGTGTCAATCCAACTTTCCAAAGCACGAGTTTTTCGTGTCGTTCCACCCGTAGATGCAACAGGAGCCTGTTTTTGACAAAGAGTAAACTCAATATCTCGTTTTAGCTCCTTACCTTTTTTAGCTACTTGATAAGCAATTTCTGACTTCCTACCTGCTTTTAAGGTAGATTCATGCGTACCAGAAATCATCAGCGTTTTAGCACTGATTGTTGTGTAGTTTGTTGCTCTAGCTGTAACAACTGAAACCTCAATGCCTGCTGAATCGTAATCTTCACCTTCAAGCTGTTGGTTATCTGCTGCCGTTGCCAAAGAATCGGTTTGCCATTCATGTGTAGTAGCGGTACATTTAGTACGACCAATATTCGACATGAAAGGTGTTTCTGTTGGGCTAATGTTATAAATTACATCTGTAAGATCTTCTCTACCACCTATTGCTGCTACTATATTTGTACCGGGGCCTACGCCAAAGGTACCTGCCTTAGTTGCCATTATGTTACTCCTTAAAGAACTTAAAAAAGGCTACATTAATTCAAAAATAGCGGAAGCGATATCATCAGTTCTGCCACCTCGTTTTTTAGCCAAATTTAGTTTAGTTTGAAATTTATTATTATTACTATCATTAGATCTGGTGTTTTTACTTCCACCTTTAACTACTTTAGGGACTTGCTTTATTTTCCTTGGATTTGATTTTTGAATTTTGTCGTACAACCTAGCCTTGTTTAGTATCAACAAGCTTCTATGGTCTGTGACTCCATCCAAATCTTCTTTAGAATACCCAATATTTCCAGCGTATAGTTTAAGCTCTTCGCTCAACTTAGCTCTCTTGTCTGGGTTTTTCCAATCAGGCAATTTCTCACCCAACAGATCCATTTCTCTTGCCACAAGCTCCTTATGTTGCCTTGCATATTGCTGTTGTTGTTGATGAGTAACTTGCTGTTGTTCTTGGGCTGCCTTTTGGTGTCTACCTTCTATGTCACGCATTTCTTCTTTTCGTGTCATGTAACCAATAGGATCATCCTCTTTCAACTGTGCCCAGTCAATATTGTCATACTGCTGGTATTGCTCATTCATCAACTGCTGAAACTGGGTTAATGCTTGATTGTACTGTTGACGCTCTTGGATAACTGCGCCCTTTTCCATATCAAACGCCCTTTTTTCTTCAGCAAGGCTTTGAGTTTTTTTAGTGTAATCAGCACCTTTTTGATAGCCATTTTTGAGTTCTTCAAGATCTACCTGTACCTGCTTACCCTGTACATTTAGGGTGTAGGTTGGTACCTCAACATCGTACTCTTCTGATTCCTCTTCGCCTAACTCAGGTTCGGATTCATCATTTTCTGGCTGTTCTTCTTCTTCTTCTTCCGTGGGTTCCTCTTCGGTATGACCACGATCTTGGGTTGGCGAATAATCATCTTCCTCACCATCCAAAATACCTTTTCTTACTATCTCATTAGCAGCGTCTGTTTCACTGTTAAGTGGTTGATTTTCATCGACAGTAGCCACTTCTGGACTAGCATCGACTCCCACTTCAGGGTTAGTCTGAGCCATTTATTTTCTCCTTGATGTACGATTTTACTTGACAAGCCTTTTTTCTGGGCTTATATTAAAAAAAGATGTTCAAAAAGTTTAACCAACCGCTAAAAGCAAAAGACAAAACCTTTGAAGCCTCTCTTCAAACTTCACTCAAAAACAAAGGGATAAAAGTACTAACCACTATTAGCTAGTACCTGCTGCTATACCTGCTGCTGCTGCTGACACACCAGTAATAAACCAAGCTGAACTGTTACATATTACTTCGATAAAATCACCTTGCAACGATGCAGAACCGAAAGTC